AGTTCTCGTGCTTGTACTGCCTTGGCGGGCTTAAACAGAATGCGGTTAAACTGTTTTGCCTCGCTAAAGTCATCATAGTACGGATCAACGTTTAAGTCTGTATTAATGCCCATGTATTATACTCTTTCCTTAACAGTTTAAAAGTCAAAGATAAATTTTATCTTTTCTTTGCGATCTATTTGTCTGGTGATAGGATCAAAATCAATGTAATGAAGTAGATCTCCGGTATAGGCTACGTATTTTCCATAAACTACATCGGTACTAGCATTATTTATACTCAATGTATAAGCACTAGTGGCAGTCAAGCTGGTTCTGATGTAGATAGTGCCATTTTGAAACTTATTCTCAAATGCACCCACGTAGTCTACCATATAGATTGTGGTCGAGTTCAAACCAGAATCATACACACTTTGGTGTATTTTAGCAGTTATGACCTCATCGCCTTCATCAATGACATCGCCAGCTGTAGGAGCAAATTTATAATGACTCACAACACCAGTGCCAGATGTCACAGATACTGCAACGAATGCGTCTCCTAGCTTATAAACAACCCCAGACGTACCGGCAGCAATGTTCCATAGTGACTGTGTAGTTGTACCAAAATCCGTTATTACATACGAGTTGCCTGGGTACAAAGTAGTGACAGAGGAATCTTTGAGATACTGCTGAATAACATGTCCTGCTAAAGCAGTACCCGTTACATCCCCAGCTATGGTCATCGAAGCTCTGTTATCGAATGAGTCAACGAACACAGCATCACTAAATTCTGGATTCTTCACTAGACCGACTTTAGTGTACGAGTTTGCGTCAGGTATAATACCCTCGACGCCCGAAAAGTTTGTGATGATCACAAGTCTACTCATGGCCATCTCGTGAACTGGCTCAGAGCCATGTCCACCTCTTGGCGATACAACGCACCGTAGAACGGTAGGTGATGTTGCAGTAAGACCTTTTGGGTAAGCAACTTGGGCTTTAGCTATCTTATACTCGGTGCCTTTTGATCTGAAACCAATTCTAACCAGTGTCCCGAACTGATCAAGAATACCGTGAGCTAGACAAGGAGATCCGCTAAGAGTGCTCTCACTGACTATAATCTTAGGAAGTAACTGGCATAATGTGTTCTGTGGAATATCAACCTCAGTCGTTATCGTGAGTCTGATCTGTGTAGCAGAAGCATACGAAGATGCAACAACATTATACAGTTCTCCAGACTCCGATATCTTTAGATACATATTAGCGTACGCATCATCTGTCGAGTATAAGGAAAAGCCAACCTTTGGCGTTATATCAACAACAACGTTCTTTGTTGTACCACTCTGAGCTTGAGAGAATACTGTAACATCGGACGCATTGGTGTTGCTACCATTAGGACCGAATAGATATGCACTGAACTGATTGATAGGCGTAGATTCGATTATAATCTGCGAAACAGTCTCTCTTGCAGCAGAAATTACATCAACGTCTCCATATGCAGGATAAGGAAGAGGTAAGCTGTCCGACGTTTGATAGATAGTGGCATCAGAAGCCGTGATGGAAAATAGATACTTCCACACATAGCCGTCTGCTGTAACGATAAACTCGTCCGAAGATGATACGATACCACTAAACACTGGAGTTATCGTAGAAGGGCTATCGTAATTATTCTCTATACACTTAAAAACTGTATAGTTGCCTTCAATATCAGGAACGGTTACAACCGTATTCGATGTGGTGACATCTTCCATATCATCAAAGTCATCATATACTATGCCAGATGTCCAGTTATTTTTATAGAACATATAGCGAACATCGTTATCTGTTATCCTATTTCCAAAGATAACCCTATTGGTAAACAATCGTTTTTCTATCTGAGTATTCGAGATCACATTGGCTTTATCAATACTTGATGCCATGATGTAGTAGTGCGATTCTGGTCTCAGACTCGTTAGCTGTGCATCGACGAAATCTTGAATATCAGTCGTATTCGCAGAAGAAAGCCCTAGCGTATTATCAGTGTTATATGACTGAAGTAGTGTTAGAAAATTATCGCTTAACGTAGTGTTTTCGTTCTTAAGTGAATTAAACAACTCGCTAGCAGTTTCAACTCTAAAGTTCTCTGTAATAATCTTTGCCATTAGTCTATCCGTTTATCCGTGTTATAGTAGACATGCGTTAATTCCCCATGGATGCGGTTATGCTTGCCGTATATTCTGTATCGAGTACATCACCATCCCAAATTTGGAAATCAATGTCTACCTTGGAGCTTACATTATTACTACTATTTATCAAAGGTGAACTGAAGATTTTTGTGCCAGCAACGCCAATGGTGTCCCTGATCAACGGTTCGTACTTAGCCGGGTCAATAATAGATGACACCTCATACGAATATTCTTGATAATAATGGTTATCGTGAATCCGCTTACTCGCTTCACTTAAGAAGGACGTAGTGGTTTTCCAACGTCCCTCTGTACTACCAGCACCAAATGTTCGTATGGTCGCACTGGCCACCACCTGATTGTAGTACGCACTGTTTGGCTCGATGTTAACGATTGATACGACTTCGCCGTCTGTGTATCTATAGCCACTGTTGATGGTTGCTATGGTCTCGATCTGACCGATCTCATAGCTAGCAGTACCACTTATCGATGCGTTTGCGCCCATTGGCAGTGAGTCTACGTCATATCTAATACTGGCTATGTTATATGGGTTGTTTACAATTAATATCGATATGTCCTCATCAAAGTCGTAGAAGCTTATCTGTCTAAAGTAATAATCGTTGTCAACTCGCTTAAGAAATCTAGCCTTAACCGTATAATCGATCATTGATCCGTCACCCAATACCAAGTTCTCGATCTCCCTTTCCTGGGTGATAATGTCGCCGACTTGCATTAAGAAGTTTGGATTGGTGAAGTTGATTATAAGATCTTTCTTATCGAACTTGGAGACGTTGGCATGGAGCGCATCGATAAACACATTATTCTGATAGTTCGTGCCAGATGATGTTATCTTAAGTGATGCTATTGCACCTAACTGTATGGACAATGGAGTGAACGCATCATTTATCGTGGTAGTTATTATTTCGGACCCGGCACCAGACATACCATAGTCGGTAGAATCGAGTGCTATATTGCTATAGTCACCGATCTGATCTGTAATTAGCGTAACATCCTCGATCTCTGTGATACCAGCAATTTCGAAATTTGCAGTATCGTTATAGTCCGCAATGGCAGTGATTGTGTCCGAGGCGAGGTCGTTAATTTTAATAGTTGTGGTAGAATCGGTAATTGCATCGCCGCCAGACGTTTCGGGTGCGACAGGGAATGACGTGAACTGCTTATAGATGCCCAACGAGGGAAGAAGTTGTGTCTCGATGTGATTTATGTAGTTCACATCAGTCTGACTCCCGTTTATATAAGACTCTAACTCAGTCGCATCTTGAGCAGTTAATCCACCGCTATTGGTTATATCGCCGTTAGCAAATCCATTGTTCGAAATTGTAGTTAGTATGATACCCCAACCATGATTATCCGTAGCATCACCAGCGATGGTCCTTAACAGCTCAACTGGTATCACATACTGTCCGATATAGGTTCCCGATGATACAGTCTCGTTTAATCTAGACGCTCGGGTAACATCATCTGTTGTTCTAATGTATAGCAGGTGCTTAACAAAAGCTACTACGACCCCGGTCCCATTGATTGGACTCGGTGTCGATGCATACACACTTCCACTTGCTGATACTACTTCAGCCTCATCGCAGGAGATTATGTCGCCTGCCTTAATACTAACCACACTCGTTGGGTCAACAACTAATACTTGATTACTGATGCCTATGCTGTTTGATGCATAAGCAGACAGTGGGTTAACATACCCAAATCCACCGTCTTCGATGTTGAATGTGATCTGTCCAGTCGGCGCATCAGATATCGATAGTACATATCCTGTAGCATCAACGCCAAACTTGGTAGATAGAAGCTTAAGTCTATCGCCAGATACTTGACCAGACACTCGAAACTCTGGACTAACCGTGACATCACTAATCGATCCTGATATCAGCTTTCCTACTATAATCGTCACTCCTGATCGAACTACAGTCAAACCGTCATCCGAAGAGAACTTACCTACTGTGCTAGACACGTACACTAGCGGAATAAGAGATCCCGAGAAGTTTACGAAGTTGACCTGATCCACGAATGCTACAGCAGATGATATATCACCAGAAATTCGATCACCCTTTTGAATGGGATAGTCGTCAACGACGGACACTGGTCGCATCTCGAGAAATATGTCGCCACCCCAAACAGAATCCGAAGGACGCAGTATGTTCGAGCTAGGATAGAACACTTCAATCTGCTCATTATAGAACAATTGGAAGAGAAGTTCAAGTGATTCCTGAGTACCCTTTCTTCGATACAAGTCCGATACGTGCTTGATGATAAAGCGTGTATCAATCACGGTATCAAGTGGTAGATCTGCTAGATACTTCTTCTTAAAGAATATTAGAAAGGATGAAAGCGTAGTGTCGATGTCCCGCAACTTAGGTATATTTCGATCCATGCGCTCGTCGACAAACTTGTAATATGCCTTTGTAAACTCGACCATGAACTCGCCATCTTCTCTGTAGACAGATGGGAACTGTTGGTCGATTCCTGAGTGTATACTATCTCGGACTACTAAACTCATTTTATGTCGCCAATGGTGTTACGTTGATTGTAATGTCTTCGCCACGAATAGATATTATTCTATCCTTTGGAGTCTTAACGTCTTTGTTTACAGTAGAAGCTGTGAACTTGATTGCTGCGCCTTCGAAGTCATCAACGGTGATGTTCGATAGCTTGATAGCACCAGTCGTATAGTTTACCGTACCAACGCCGTACTTAAACACTCGTGCTACATCCGTTCCTGCCGTGACGAGCATGAAGCTGCCCAACCCATCGTCTTGCATGGTAACGAGTGCGCCATCATAAGTGAACTTGGTTGTACTTACAGCTGGATTGAATGAATCGAAACCAGTGATAGCATCAAATGCATATGGCTTAACAAGTGCATCCTCAAATGAGAACGACGGACTACTTGCTATGTTAAGTACAGGAATATATTCGATAATTGGTTTAGCAACGATATCAGTACTTATGATAGATCCATCTACCGAATCAAGGGTTGCCGCTAATCGAGATTGGCGGAGTGTCTTATTGAAATCGTTTAAGTATGTAGTCTGATAGGTGAGAACGGCAGAATACACTTCGTTTTTGATCTGCGCTGCTGACTTAGAAGTAAGGTTAGCATCATACTTGACATTGATTACTGTGTCGACAAACAAGAACTTAGCTGCAACGAAGATCGGATCAATCGTCAAAGGAGTCTTGTCTTTTAGGTAGTTTTTAAAGTTAGCTACCTCATATTCGGCAGCGCCTTGGCCACCAGCAACATCGATGGAGATGAT